ACTTAGCAATCAACTTGTCACAGGACTTCTCGTCCTGCTCCAACTTCCACCTAGCAATGTTGTTAGGGTGCTCAGCAAACCATAACCATAGTTCTTGTTCAATGTCTGCACGTTCCACCATCTGGTACTTGTTACGGTACTCACTGGCAATCTGTTGCACCATGTCGTAGTAGTCGTTGACTTGCTGTTCTTGTAATCTTTGAATGCGACTAGCATCCTCTACTTGGTTACACACTATTTACCCCACACCTTTCCATCAACAACAAACGTGCCGTCCTTGTGGATAGGTATAAGTTTAGGTGTAACCTTTTGTCCATCAATGTACAGCACACCGATAGCCTGTTGCCAGTTGGCAATGCCACCCTTTAGGTATGATGCCTTCTTCTGGTCCATTAGGTTACCAACTTCAAGTCCCCAAATGGTACGGGTTGATACACCTGATACAGATTCGGTGTAGTGCAGTAGTCCTGCTCTATGTGTATGACCACATACTACGGACATGCCAGTCTTCTTAGCCAAACCAAGGGCTGTCTGCCCACCAGTTTGATTCACAGAACCTTCATCGCCATGTAAGAGCAGCCACTTAGGTGCAACTTCCCACGGTTTCTTGTGGTAAGTGATGCCTAAATCTTTTAGCCGAAGGAAGTTCTCTAACTCAAACTCAGGTGCACCAAGTAAACCAGGTGCTCGCTTCATAATCGTGTTGTATAGACGGTCTGTGTGGTTACTGCGTGTCATGTGTGTAACCTGTAGGTCTTCTAGTACCTGAACAGTTGCGTCACGGTCACGACCAATGCTACGTTCGTACTCCATTGGTGTGCCCATAGACCAGCGACTGATAGTCTGCATGTCCATCTCGTCACCAACAGATACCACGTCATCAGGTTTAAACGCCTTAATGAACTTGGCTACGTTAGCAACCGCACGCTTGTCATGGTATGGAACTTGCAGGTCACTTACAATTACTTTAACTTTCATTGTAGTCCTTCGCCTCAGGGAACGTGTTATCTAAAATCATAACACCAATAACCCCATAGTTGGCGATGTCCACGAACGTGTCCCTTAGTGACTCATTCTCAGGCTTAGCCCCTGATTCTATAAGGTTAATCAGCCGTGACATCTTGTCGTACAACCGTACCTGTAGCCCGTTAAGCGGTCCACCTGGTGCATTGCGTATGTTGTTAGGACCATAGTCGCTCTGCTTCTTGATTAAGATATCCCATAATTCTTCATATACATCAAGGGAATCTAACTCAAAGTCCTCAGGGTATAGGTCTTCCCATGCGGTAAAGGTGACACACGCTTCGCATATGCAGTCATCCTCTATCTCAAAGGCATCCTTGTTATCTCCAACGTCAAGGTCTCTCTTGACTCGGTTAAGCCAATCTTGGAAATCTTTAAGCCCATCTCCAAAAGTCTCCCAGTCAGAAACTCTATCTCTTCTTGACTGAACGAAATCATCCCACTCATCCTTGCTCATGCTGATACCTTGCTCCTTAGATAGTCGTACCCTTGTGATAGGTACATTGAATTAACATCTTCACCCTCTGGCATCTGCAGTGTTACTACTGATGAGAGTTCTTTGGAGAGGTTCTTTGCGAAATCCGACCCTGGTTGGTCACCGTCAGCAAAAACATAGACCGTCTCAAAGTCTTGGAGGATGCGTGAGTAATGTTTCTTCCACGAGTTCGCACCAGGTACACCCACAGCAGGGATACCACACTTGTAATGCAAAGTAATTGCATCAATCTCACCCTCACATACCGCAATGAAGTCTCCTGCTGATTGTAGTGCTGTTACGTTGTATAAACGGGTAGAAGTCCCTGGTAAACCCATGTATTTGGGTTCACTGTTATCCATGCTACGGAACCTAATGTCAACCACACCTGTTGGTGTGATGTAGGGAATAACCAAGCGACCAACGTATGCCTCGTGGCTAGGTAGAGGTTCTGCGACTACTCCGAGGTGGGCTGTAGCCCCGTCTTCTAGAGATAATCCCCTCTTGGCTAGGTACCCTTCGGCTAGATGAATGTTTGCCTTGTATGTTGCCACGGCTTTCGCCAGTGATTGTTTCTGCGATTGTGATAGCCTCACGAAATCCCACTCCTTCTTTCTCCATAATTATTTTATAGGTGTCACCCTTGACTCCGCAAGCATGACATGCAAATATGTTTTCTGTTACGTTGACACTAGCAGATGCAGTTGAATCCTCGTGAACTACGCATCTAATCTTTTGCCAGCCCCATGTTTCACGTATGTTTGTTGCACCGTAGTGTTCAAGCACAGGTTGTATGCTGTGCTTCTCAGTCATAGTCAGAGTACTTTTGATACGCTAAACTCATAATGACTTTCATATATGTTTGTTCTTTCGCATAGTGAACCATTTTAATCTTAGCGACATCACGGTCTTGGTTTTCAACTAACTCCTTAAGACCTTCAATCTTTTGCATTAAGATTGTAGTGTTGTTTGAAGTTATGTAGTTAATTTGCTCAGGTGTCTGAGCCAATTCAAGCAACTGCTTGCACACTTCATCTTCGGCGAGTTCTTCTTCCATTAGTATCCTGCTTCCTCCAGTAGTTTAAACCACTCAGACACTGGCATAGTAGCGTACCACTTGCCAACGTCTAGTGTTCCTGTCTTCTTGTGTATGACAACGCCAGTCTCAGCCTTGTCATTAGCCATCTCAACCTCAAGTTCCTTGAGCCATGCAGACAACTTCATTTCTTTGTGGTTCTTTACTTCAATAACAACAGCAGGAATGCCAGCGATGTCACCCCTATCGTTATTGCCATTGAGTGCTCGTCTTTCCACATGCTTACGTCCCTTGCTTACAAGCCAATTAACAACGGCAGTCTCGGCAGATGTACCCTTTATCTTACTTTTGTTCATGTCTTATCCCATCCGCAATCATTGAGAACTGTAACTGTTCTGCCACCCACTCTAGTGCACTGCACGCTTCATGTAAGTCTTGCTCACAGAAGTCTTCGCCTATGTCACGGATAGCCTTGATGATTTCATAGAAGGATACGTACTGTTCCCCGTCATAGAACACACGGGATATATGCCTACCTTCCAATTTGCACAACCTTACAGTCACTAACATCCACAACAATGAACTGTTCATCCTTGGTATAGATTGTGTCCTTCGTAAGTACCTCGGACTGCTTAACCTTAGCACCACTGATTAGCATTGCGTGTGTCCTCTCATGGTTGAGCATAACAAACAACGATAAGTCATTAGCAAACTTCATCTTGCGACCAGGTAAGTGCACAGTTTCAAATGGAAACGTGTCACCATTCCAGTTATGCTTGACCTCTACCTCGTACTGAACATCCTTGGATAGCAAGTCAATGCCGTACTGGTCAGGGTTAACCCATGCTTGTATGCCGTTTAAACCTAGCCAGTGTATGACAAGTTCTTTAGCATCATCATTGACATCATAAAGTTCTGGGCTGAACGGCTTAGTAATCATTTCTATCCAGATACAATAGGAGTGCCAGAGTTCCTATTAGCCCTGCAATTATTACCCATTCCATTATCGTGCATCCTCTAAGTCTGCAATGAACATGTACTCTGGCAAGAACTGCAACCACACTGGGCTATTGCCCGAAGGGTCAGCCTTACCGTAGCGGTTCTTGACACTAGCAACACCAAGCATTCCGTCTTGCTGTCCAACTGTAAGGATTAGTGCAGGTAGTTGGTTGACCATTCCCTGTACTGCGCTACGTGGTTGGCATGGTGTGCCTGAGTAGCCTTCCTTGGTGTGGTGTAGCACTACAACGGCAGCATTGGTATCTCTTGCAAGATACTTAAGTTCCTTGAGCGCACTGCGCATAGCACCGAACTCTTCACCACCATCCATGTTAATGTCCATCAAGTTGTCAACAACTATCAGTGCAGGGCTATCGCCCAACGTTTCTTCTAGTGCTGTTACCTCATCATCCAAGTCGTTTAAACTAGGTGATGAATCAAATGACCAGTATATGTGTCGTGCTTGTGCTAACTTTTCCTTAGCCAAGTCAGGTTGCTCGGAGATAATCTTCTCTGCATCTGTCTGTGACACACCCTCAATCATGGAATACAAACGCATTGCCATGGTGTGAGCATTGGTATCTGCTGATACGTACAGTGTTGGTGCTTGCATACGCAAGGCTAGTGCTAGGGCAAGTGTTGACTTACCTGCACCAGGTGTGCCAGCAATTAACGATACCTCTGAACGTCTAAAGATAATCTTATTCTGTTCAAACGTACGAAAGACTGACGGCATTGGTTCGCCACCAATGTCTGAACGTCCTACGGACCTGCTTAATGTTTTCATTTATCCTCCTTGTTAAGCGTGGGATGCACCGACTTGCACGATGAGTAGGCTTTCTGACCTACACCCCTATCCGCATTGACTGGCTTCCCCTCCAGCAATACAGACCTATATTTAGTTATGTTTTTCTAGTACCCGAAGTCCTAGAAACTGTTCCACTCTGGTGTGTTGCGGTTAGCAAATGTAGGGGAGCACTGGTCTGCAGTACCCTTAGGTGTTGGGCAGAAGAATGCACGCCATTCTCCCTTAGCACCGTTGCCTGTTCGCTTAACCATTGCACCGTGAATGCACATCTTATCGCTACTAGGTGCCGATGCAGCAAATGCTGGTGGTACCTTAGGTGCGAATGCTGGTACTTCTGCAACAACTTCGCCACCTAGTGATGCCTGAACAATAGCCACTGGGTCAGTTGCTAGTACACGTGGCGCTGATACACCAGTGAATGCTTCTTCCAGTGTGCTGATTGCATCAGGTCCACCCTGTGCTACCAAGTCATTGACGTTAGCGATTAACTCTTCGGCACTGTCACCACGTGCTGTGATGATTGTACCCTTACTTGTCTTTACGTTAACTACATAGTTCTTTTCCATTACTTATCTCCATTCTGATACTTACAATCGTTACTAAAATTACACATCTTGCAGTGGTCAAAGTTAGGTATAAAGATACCAGCCCTCCGAGCCTTGTCAAACATTCCTACAATTTCTGACACCGTTTCACGTGTCCACTTATCTAGGTTGATTAACTCTGATGTTGCGCCCTTACGTGCATCCCAGTATAGCCCATACTTGGGACGGACACCGAATACTTCCTCCATGGCTACCGCATAGATACCCAACTGGAAGTCTGATGAAGGCATACGTGCACCAGACTTAATGTCTAGTACCACAAGGTCACCGTTAGGTAACACCATCATTCGGTCAAGTGCACCCTTAACCATGACACCATCTAGGTTCATGTTGAATACAAGTTCAATAGCAGGTACACCTTGAGGTGTGACCCATAGTTCTAGGTTGTGTTCCGCATTGCGGAAGTTAACCCAGTTGTTCACCATGTTTAAACCGTTTGACTTCCACCAGTCCCCGTCTTCCTTGTTGGGGTTGGCTATGGTTGCACGACCACCAGCACGCCACGTGGATGTGTCTTCCTGCCCCTGTACGGCACGCTGACGGGCTAAATTGGCTTCCCAGTACTGTAACCACAACTCTTCGGGATTAGTTTGTGTCGGGATTAATTCTTGCTGTGACATTATCGTCCCTCAAGTTCCCATAGTTGACGGTCATAGGCTTCGGTTGCTTCGTGAACTGCAACACCACCAGCCAACCACCATGTCTGTCCTTCAGGTACAGCCAATGCTTTCTGTAACCAGTACTTGTACCCACAAGAATTGTACGTACCTATCTGGCTATGGCTCACGTGTACGGGTAACTCATACCCATTCACCTTAATCATTTCTACCTCTGTTTCTTATGTTCGCCCTTAAAGGCGAACCTACTATTGGTTCTGCCTTAGCAGAACTTATGTTGTTTGTTGTTGTTGAATTAAGTTATAGTCCATGTTTTGGTGGTTGTCAAATCGTACACGGCGTGTCGTGGGAGCAGTGATGAAACATGGAGGTGAAAAAATCACCGCTCAACCACGACAGCCATACTTATTTTCCCATAAGTTTTACCTTATGTCAAATAAATCCCCTTGTACTTCATCGGTATCTGCGAATACCTTTGTAGGTGCAAGTAGTTTAAACACCTTGGCTACATCACCTTGCTTGAGTGCACGAATGTTACCTCGTCCCTCGTAGTCCTTAGTAGCCATTGTGTCTGACTCATAAGGTCCGAACAGGAATTGTCCAACACCCTGATAGTTAACACCCACCACGTACATCTCACGCTCACGGCGCATGTTATCTATCATCTTCCAGATAATCTCGGCAAGGTACACCACGTCATGGTGCTCTTGCTCAAGGACATCTGCGATAGCCTCAAGTTCTTTTTTACGTGTTCTCATTGAAACCTTTTATTGCGTAGTTCTTTTATCAGGAACATGTTGTCTTTGTATAGTTTTCTTTGAGAGATTAACTGTAAGACTATGATTATAATTAGGATTGTTTTCATTGTCCTGCCAACATCTCTTCCTCTAGCAAAGCGGCTTGCATGGTAAATAGTAAGCGTTCAAATGTCTTACGTTCCATAAAGAAATGCGTGTTGCCTAGAAAGATTGACCCAGTATCAGGCTCAACCTCTACGTGTATCTCTTCGTATACTTCTTTTTCTTTCTCAACTGTGCTGATTACCATTACTTCTTAGTCCAATCATTTTCTGGTAAGTCCAATCTTATCTTGCGTTTATTGCGGATAGTACGCCTCTCGTATGGCGTAGTGCCACCCCAGAAACCGTACTTCTCATGCTTAATTGCGTACTCCATACACTCAACTTGGATGTTGCAGTTAGAACAAAACTCTTTCAAGTCTGCCACCTCTTGTGCTGTCCTCTTGTTGTCGTAGTCCTGATAGAACATCTCAACACCCATACGTGCACAACTTTGCGTGCCGTCATAGTTGGGGTACTTAATCTCACTCGCCATCTAAGTATTCCTCCACTGGTTCTGAATCTATACAGCCGTGCTCATTGCAAGTCCAGTAATGGTAGCCGTCACGGGTATCTTGCCACACCCAATCACAATGCATAGTCTCACTCATTGTCTGGTCTCCCTTCGCACTCGTGCCATGGGTCGTTTAAACTGCATCGCTTACAGATGTACACCTCTTGTGTGTACACGGTGTGTATCTCATCATGGTCTAGTTCATACGGCGACATCTTCTCTAGCCTCCTCTAGTTGTTGTTGTGCATAGTGCAACAGACCATAGAT